CTCAAACCACTTTAAACAAATTGAGTACTTGTGCTATTTAATTGCTAATAGAAAATTGAATAATTGAATTAATTGTTGAAATGCAAAACTTTTCGTATCATAAACAGGCCCCAGGGCCCAATGATTTGGTCGCCAAAGCGCATGCACAGGAGGTTAGTAACAACTATACGCGATATTTAACTACCGCACTCCGTGTGCCTTACATCCTTGAAGACAAGGAGTTTGAATACATTTCTAAATGTTTTGCGCCACGACCTATTTTGTACGCAGAAAAACCGCGTGCACATGTTCACCCCGTGCCATTTACCCTTAACTGGTATGCATACGATCAATGCAAGCATGTGGCGAGAACCTTTTTCAACAACCGTGCCATCGATATAGGTGGCACACCAATTCGCACACCTAAAGAGCACCATATCTGTGCCAAAATCGATGACGCCCGTACATACCAGAGGTATTATGAAGCGGACATCGTGGGTGGGAAGACAACATACAGCGGCAAGTACATATCAGCATGCAAAGACGGCATCGAAAATTGCACCTTTAAAGCTGAATACGGCTACGCCGTGAATGTCTATGACATACCAATCCGCGATTGGCCACGTATTTTTGACCAACACAAATTTCGTATGGTCGATCTGTGGATGTTTCTTCCACTCGCACTCATTGATCGCAGATACACCGCCGATCGGGAGTATTATAAAATCGCCTTCGAAGGTGGCGATGTCACTTTTGATCTTCTTGATGGTTCGGCCATGTACCGACATGACTACCAAAATTGGTGTGCATACAATCGCACCACAGTGGTCCGAGCCAACAATTATGACATCGTATTCGAACATAAAGGTAGATACGCGCAATTTGTGCATATCCGCCTTGTTAAAGTCCCACGAACCTGCATAAATAGTGCGAATCGTATCTCACGAACCATACCGATCGCACCTTATTCAGATACATATGTTGTGCCTGACTTACTGCTGTGGACAGCAGAGTCTTTTGCACTTGCACGTCGTGGTGATATGTATGAACGCAGTTTTCTAGTCGACTGCACATTCATCGATAAAGTCATGGCATGGACTAACAGATCACCAGCCACATCGTACTCCTTCCAAAATATGTGCGCCCAGATGGACACGCACAAAGGCGCCGTGTTTTACAACCTCAATGGTATGTATAGCATGGTGTATAAGGGCATTAATCTTGGCCATGAGGAGTACTTCAGACTAGAGTTTGCGCTATACGTGATCGGCGCAGTTAAAAGGTATCACGCAACCCAAGGCATCAAGGGCATATTTGAGCATATGAAAAATAATGAACCGGGGTTTTGGTCAGACTTTAAGAACACACTTCGTGCTGCAATGCACAAGTACATCGCTAAACCGATTAAGAATATTACACATGGTGATTTTGAGAAATTTGTCGATTCACTGACAGATCAGTATAATGACATTTACTCTGTTAATCTTAAGAAACCGGTTCCACCGTGTTATCGCGATGTTCTTACTGTGGATTATGATATGTCTGAATATTATTTCACTAAACCTCGATATATTGCTGGCCCGGACATCACTGATGCACCAGATAAACTAACGCCACCAACCAAGCATACCGGCACCACCAAAGATGGTGTACCGAGTAAAACAATATCTGGCCACTGGACTGTCATTTATGACCCGCCTAGTGCCCACAATGGTGTTGGTGGTATGTGTGGTTATCACGCCATTAGATATGCTATTAAGAAGGACCCCATCATACCGACTCATAAAATCATCGACAAACAGCCTGTGCCTTTGTCGTCGAGTTGGTATGATGCGGATGACATGCGCACTATTTCGGCCGCAAATGGTCACAATTTGTTTATTCATTATGTCAACAAAAATTATGTGCTTCAAACCGATTGTTTCGAGCATAATGCAGGTTATCCTTGGATTAAATTGCTCCTACAGAATGCACATTGGCAAGTCATTGATTGTGATTGCCCCACGTGTCCCATTTATGTTGGTGATTACGCCAACCTCCAGATCGATCCCTCTAAAGTTCGCACGTATGTTAACTGTGCAAACGTTTATTGTGGTGATGGGGCTGGACAAGCTGCGGCTTTCGCTAAGTTATTCCCAGGCTATCGTAAACATGTCAGATTACCGGTTGTTGGCAACTTTCAAAACATTCAATTTAATGGCCAAAATTTGGCCATATGTGTGGCACATGACAATACTGGTAAATATGACCAAAACGCATCGGAGCAGGCGTATAAGAATATAATCAATGGCATTAATTCGATTGGTACTTATACCATGATGCCGTTGATTGGTACATCGATATATCGTAATAATTTGTGTTGCTTTAAGCGTCATCTAGCTAACCTCACGGTTGCCAAGACGCTCTGCTTCTATTCACATGAGCAATACGAACAGTTCCTGGCAACCAAACCTTGTCGCCATGGCGGTTTTAATGTTTTGACAGAAAATTGTCATATCACAACATTTCGAACAGCTGAACCTGACCCATGCTATGACCAGATCATTCCAGGTCGTGTGCATGGAGCACAACTGGAGAAAGCTGCTGATTTCTTTAAATACTGCCAAGAGATGAATGCCCGCAATACAGTGGTTGAGATATCCGCCGCACCGGGGACATTCTGCAGTTATGCCCGTAAGCATAATCTGCCATATCATGGCTTCCACTATACCGGAGAAGGCCATTTGGAACTTTACAACGATATCGGTGCAGCCGAACGCATGCCCGAATGGAACACACCCGTACAATTGCCCGCACTCCTGAACAAAGCGAAATTGAAATTCCCTTTAGTTGTGCTTTACGACAATTTGTTTTTGGGTGATTTTGAACTACTTGACACTGTTCTTGCTTATCTACAATCCACTGGCCGTACCGATTACGCTCTCATCACTAAGGTTGCTGCGTATCGTGAGCCTGATGGTCCAGACTATTTAGCCATTTTGAATGATCATTTCAATATGAGCTGCAACCTGCAATATTGGTTCAATGACGGTTCTAAACCGCATTCTTCTGAGATTTATGTGACCTTGCTCAGCATGCGTGACGAGGTTGACACCGAATTGTTTGATGTTGACCTTGCCCTTGCCGAGCGCTCAAAAGAAATGTTGCGCAGACAAGTTGATTCGGCATGCTTGTGTGATCATGGCTTCCTTGAACTTGTTAATGGGAGACTTGATTGGGAAACTGAGCAAGGGTTCATCGACCGATTCACATCAAATCTTATGGCCGATCCATTGGTCGTTTCTAAATTTGATGATAAAATTAAGCAGAAGATTACTGAAGCTAAGATCACTAGCGGCAATATACCATTGATATTAGGTGTTGCTGGTGCCAGCAAATCTGCCCGCGTGAAGAAAGGAACCTGCGCAAAATGCACTCTGGTCATATCACCATTCAATGCTCTGTGTAAAGAGTATAATTCCTGTACACCGGATTTATCTGTTACCTTTTACAAAGCGTTGGCCATCGAACGTACATTCAAATATGTTATATTGGATGAGGCTTTATATATTAATCCCCATCTCATTGCGCTATACAAAGGACTTTGGCCGAAAGCAACATTCATTGGCCTGGGTGATAAGTATCAAATTAACGCACGTGATTTTGAAGCGGATCTTCCACCTAAATTTGACGTTACAGTCACTGGTAAATACATTACAACTACTAATCGTAACCCAGCATGTATAACGAACTTGTTTAAAAGTTACATACCGGGCATTGCCACAACACAAAAGCGTGATGGCAACTTGATGTATAAACCAGAGGATGATCTGCTGAAGCTTGAACCCAAACAAGACCTTGTTGTGCTCGTACATACTCAGGAATCGCTCGCTAGACTCAAGAAACTTTGCAAACCTAACATCAAGATCATGACGGTCAATCAAGCGATGGGTGGCACCTTTGATTCTGTGCATGTGCTCACCTCTGACATTGAATTGATCAGATCTGATCGGAACCGCTATGTTTACACTGCTGCATCCAGATCATCACGTGAACTTATATTTTATGGCACCGGCACTCAGATTGAGCAATATGTTGCCATCTTAGATACGCCTCTATCAAGAGCGCTCAACTCTGTTGACGTTATCCCCACAGCCGATAATCGCTATGAGGAGGATATGGTCCCCGGACCCGCAGAGAAGCAAATATTTCACACCAATGCCACAGTCGACTTTAAGTCTGTCGAAGATATCCTTGATAGGTTTTTCATACCAGTCAACAATATATCTGGCAACAATGTCGATTATGCGCTTAACATTTTGGCGGAGCATAAAAATGGTGGAAAGTTTAAGACCCATGAATCATTGCTGTCGATGTCCAGCACCACCATAATGGGTGGACGCATCAACCAACAATACGACGGCAGGTTCTATCAACGTGAGTATCATGGTAAACAGCGAGGTATGGTCACCAACACTATGCTTACAAGGTATTCTAAGAATCCAGCATACATAGGTAAACGCGGCAAAGATTTACTAGCGGCGGGTGTCGCCAAGTTCATTGATAAAGACAAACTTAACAACATCAAGAAAATTGAAAAAGATGAGGAATGGGCTAATGCTCTCGAATATCTGATTGCATTGCAAAAGAAACTTAATGAAGATGCTGCTGTGAGGACCGACACCGAAATATCGGAGTGGATCATGGCAATGGAGTATTTGACATCGAAGACTAGCTTCAATCGCTTACAGAACATCTTCGAGGCAATACTTTATGAAAAGACCGAAAAGAAGTTTCTTGATCTGCAAACCGAGTTCATCGAGAGTTATCATGAGCTAGTCGATTTTCATCTCAAAAGACAACCTAAGGAAATTCGCGGTGAAGGTTACGACGGTGTATTTAAAGCTGGTCAGGGTATATCTGCCTGGTCGAAGCTTATGAATCTCGTCATATCTTGTGTGGTTCGTGGGGCAGATGAGCGCCTCAAGAAATCGCTCAAAGACAATGTTTATCTTGCATTTGGTAAATCCGACGCTGCGATTGGTGACATAATGGCTAACTACTCCAAATACGTTAACAGCAGACAGTATAAGAAATTTGGCACTGACATCAGCCAGTTTGATTGTACACAGTCTGATGCTACTGCCGAACGTGATATTGCGGAATTCGAATTTTATGGTTGCCAGCCTTGGTTCTCAAATTTGTATCGTAAGAACAGAGAATCGTGGACCATAAGTGCCATTGTCGCTATAGATGGCTTAACTGTTCGCGTTCGCTTGGCCGGTAAATGGCAAAGACACTCCGGTGAGCCTGCCACGCTCCATAGTAACACCTACACGAACATTGGAGAGTTCGGCGCTTCTGTGGATATCGATGGACTTATTTGTGCCTTTTTCAAGGGTGATGATTCTTTTGCGATTTGTCACGATTTTAAAATGGCCAAAGTCCGTGGTGCCCTCGCGTCCGATGTTCTCGGCATACATCTTAAGGTTGACACCGGTGAATTCGTTGAATTCATTGCTAACATCGTTTGTCCTTCTGGGTTTTTCCCTGACATAATACGCCGGGTTAGTCGCCTATCAAAGATCTACACCAACCCGGACGATTGGGTTGAAATCAAAAAGAGTATAGCCGATTCCTTAGCCGTTATATCTAATCTCGACGAGGGTTGTCAAGTCGCCAGCCGTTATTATGGCTCAAAGGGTTTTTATATCACACCCTCAGAAGTTGAGACCATAGTGCATTATCTTAAACGCGTCACCTATTCTGACGACATTAAACCTACCATCAATAAGAACTTTCAATTCGTCGTTGTTGATGTGTCTAAATATCTTGCACATTATGAAAGGTTGACAGAGAGACTTTAAAATTTTGGGC